AAAAAAAGTTGAAGCATTACGCCGTAAGGTGGATCGAAAGGAAGAAAATGTTAACTCTAATATCAACCCTAATTAGTTTTTTGATGGGCGGTTTGCCCAAGTTGCTTGATTTCTTTCAAGACCGTTCTGATAAGAAACATGAGTTGGCGTTGGCGGCAATGCAAACCGAGCGTGAGTTGGCTTTGCGTAAAGCAGGCTTTGAGGCGCAAGAACGGGTCGAGCATATCCATACTGACCAACTTGAGATAGAAACCAAGGCACAGACCTCACAAGCCCTTATAGGGGCACAACAAGCCGAGATGCAAGCCATCTATGCCCACGACACAAGTTTAAACGAGGGCACAAGCCAATGGATGAAAAATTTAAGGGCGGGGGTGCGTCCTATCATTACCTACGGGTTTTTCTTTCTTTTGGTGGCAATTGATACAACCCTTGCGTTTCATGGAATTACGGCAAATGTGCCGTTTAACGAGTTGGCAGATCAATTGTGGGATGACAACACCCAGGCTCTTTTTGCATCAATAATAGCGTTTCATTTTGGTGGTCGGGCGTTTGGCAAATGATGGGGCTTGATTTGGTCTTTAACGTGGCAAGTCGGAAAGCCAAAAAACGGCTTGCATTGACATCCTCAAATGTTGGCTTAACACCCCAATAAAAGTTTATCATGCAAGTATCTGATAAAGCCATCACAATGATTAAACACCATGAGGGTGTACGGCAAAAACCGTATCGTTGCCCCGCAAAACTTTGGACAATAGGAGTAGGTCATGTTTTATACCCAAGTCAAGGAAATCTTAAAATCGATCAAAGAGACGGTGTTGAATTACGCCAAGAAGATAACCGCACTTTTTCAATGGAAGAAGTAAATGGGATTCTCAGAAGTGACCTTAATCGGTTTGAACGTGGAGTGGCTCAGTTTTGCCCAATTCCTCTCACCCAAGGTATGTTTGACGGTCTTGTTAGTTTTAGTTTTAATGTCGGCTTGGGAACACTCCAGCGTTCAACGCTTCGCCAAAAACTGCTACGGGGCGATAAAGAGGGCGCGGCGCAAGAGTTAATGAAATACTGCATGGCGGGTGGGAAAATATTAAAAGGTCTCCAAAACCGCCGTATAGATGAACGTGCGCTATTCTTGAATTAACAGAATCATCCAAACCAACAGGAATAGAAATAGCATCCCTACGGCACACCCAATGCCAAGGATTGTGCAAAGGATAATCCAATTAGTCATACTCGTTCATTTGTTTGTCAAAATCCTTTTTCATTTTTTTTTCAACACAAATAATATCTTTTTCAGATAAGTAATCCAAAATGGACTCATTGTTTAAGCATACATCGAAGCCATATTCATCAAGCGTACAAATTAATTCAGACGCATTGGGGTAATCCCTATCAAACTCTTCGTCTTCGGGCAAATTGGGTAGATCGGCTACATCTATTAAAATCATGTTTGTCCCCTGGCTCGAATTTCATCAGCAAGTGATTCATCTAAGAAAATTACCATCTTTGCACAGGATTCACGTTCTTTGGCGGCTACCAGTTTGGCAAATCTATAGATGTCTTTATCAACACAAACAAACAATTCACTTTCTTCATCACTTAACTTTCCATGTGAAACAAATTCAGCTTCTATTGCCATCTCAATGATTTCATCTTGTGTCATAGCAACACCCCTTGGATGGGTGGAACGTGCCATTCTCGTTCCTCACGCCCTGATTTAGACTTAACCGTGCGACCCGTTAAAGCAATTTGCCCTTGGCGTCGCAGCTCGACTAATCGCCTGGAAACCTGATTGCTATCCAACCCCGTCAATTTGGCAATGCCATCTTTACCTAGTGCGCCGTGTTTTAACAGGCACATAAAGATAACGGTTTGGTGTTGTTTGGCAAATTCCTTGACAGACTCTGCCGCTTGGTAACTGGTCAAAGGGTCGGTGTTTCTAACTCTTGGATGCAACATGGTTATTCCTTAAAAGGGGATACTTTGATCCATATCGTCAAAACCACTTTTATGGGTTTTTGGCGTTTCTTTTTCTTCCAAGTCATAACAATTAATCCAACCTGACCAACCGCCCTCAGACAATGGTATGGAATCTAACTTAATCTTAAAATTGCCACCGTCTTCAAACAAACTGCCCACGGTGGTGTAGCGTTTTTTTTCCGCACCGTTTTTATCGGTATATTTGCCCGTAATTACTTTTAAAACTTTAATCTTTTTCATGGTTGGCTTTCTTTTGTGTGTATAATCCAATTACACAACAATTTTTCTTTGTCGTTGTGTAAAGTCAGGGTGTGAAATGTTTTGGTCGTAGCGTCAACTACGACCATTTTTTTTACGTTTGGCTTTCAATGTAGTTGGTGAATTGTGTGACTTTTTCCATCATTTCTGACAAAAACTTCTTTATTTCTATTTCCATTTCAAGCACAAATTTATCATCACGATTAACACGTTTGACAAACAATTGCGCTTTGGGTGGAAATCTTGGATCGAATACGACGTAATCACACCATTCCCGATTCGTGCAGGCCATTTGCATCTGCATTTGAATAAAATATTTGTTTGGCACGTTACCCGTTAAAATTGTTTCCATCATGGTGTTGGAATTGGGGCATTTCACTTCAATGCCGCCAAACAACCCCACCAAGCCGTCAGGAGATGCCCCTGCGCGTTCAATCGTTGGATGGGGTACAAACCCCACTTCCTCAACCAAAACGCCCTCACGCGCCTCATACGCACTTCTAGCAAAGGGTTCTTGAGCTGTGCCCCACTCCATTGCGGAATTGGAATAAGACTCGGCTTTTTGACCAGTTACCACTTCCAAGACCAATTGGGTCATGTATGCGTCCCGACTTGCGGAATAGCCCGTTTTTGTCCGCGCCATCACATCTGCAACTCGTGAGGCGGTTACTTTGCCCAGGCGTTGCGTAAACCATTCTTCCGTGCGTTGCTCATCCATTTGTTTTCTCCTTTTTTGCTTTTTCAATACGTTTTTTCTTGGCAGCAATAATTTGAATAATGAGTGCTTGGTCACCCATGCAAGCATCATGCGCTAAAGCATATACTTTGGCTAATTCGTCAGAATTGGCAGACCCCTCAATAGCAGCAAGGTGATCCTCAAGGTTAACCTTTGGGTGTACCTTAAGGTCTACCTTACGGGATGCGGCGTTACCATCATCATCTTCGGGAGCAATACCGCAAGCAGACATAAGCGAATAACGTCGTGCGTAAGTTAATGCCGAGCCGTACCCTTGGGGATCGTTTTTGCTTGCAGGCACAAATAATTGACCGCAGTTAAGCATTTCACCTGATTCGTGAATAAACACGGTTTCCACAATTACGCCATTGGGGTCAGGATGGTTTTGTTGAACAAGGGCTATACCGTGGTCGTTTAAAGCGTCTATGACCGCCTCAATACAAGCGGATAGGTCAGCATAGCGTGAACGAAAATGAGGGTTTGTAGCGGTCTTTAAAGCAGGGCCAAACGCCTTTTGTGCTTTGACCAAAGCAGATGCAATGTTTTTCATAATTCGATGCTTTCAAGTGTGGTGGTTACGTCGTGGAGTTGGTCTTTTAAAATGTCGATTTCTTGGCATAACTCAATAATGTGATGTTGAAGTTGTCCAATGTGGTAAAAGTTTTTAAATTCGGGAGCAAGATATTCGTTGCTTTTTTGTTGGCAATCCGCAATGATTTTGTCGGCTTGGTTCATAAAGGCCGCCAAACTGTCAAATCTAAAATAATGACGATAATTGCCAATATGGTGACAACCGCAAGAGCGCGGTTAAACGTGCGTGGTGGCTTGTGTGGGCCATCAATCGGTGGGTAGTAGGTGTGTTTCATGTTGTGCTTTTTAAGGGCTTGCGCCCCTTTTGGTTTAAGAGTAATTGCGAAGGCAATTTAAGGGAAGGGCTAATTCACCCTTGGCAACTCGACCCGAAGATGGGTCATAAGATTTGAGCTGCGCCCAACGCTCACCGCCAATAATGCGGAAACCTAAGACAACAAACACGCCTGCCTTGTGGCCTGCTACGATTTGATTGAGAGAAAATGTCATTGCTGACTCCTAAAAGACCGCTTGCAAAACGCTACGGCATAAGGGTTATTGTATAGGTTTCTATACGGATTCAAACAATTATTTAATTTATTTTATAGGGAGTTTCCCTAATGTTGCTTTTTATCCATTGTCGAGTAAACTATACGCATGACTAAAGAAGAATTATGCAAACTTGCAGGCTCACAGAGTGAGCTAGCCCGAATTTTGGGAATAACCCGTGCGTCCGTACATCAATGGAAACACGTTCCCAAGGGGCGTTTGTATGATTTGTTGAAACTTCGACCCGAATGGTTTAAAAAGAAGTAAGATGTTTGGAAACTGGCTACCTTTAGCGGGGGAAAAGTCGATTCATCACCGACCTGCCTATGTTTCCTTCGTGATGACAACCAATGATGTAAGGTTAGTATGCACTACTATAATTTTCATATAGGCGATTACAAAAGCCACACCCACCACCTTTCTTTAATGGAAGATTTGGCTTACAGGAGGTTGTTAGATTTCTACTATCTTCATGAATCACCGATAAAACAACGAGATATTGCTAGACAAATAGGCATGAAAGACTTTGAACAAGAGGTTTTAACAGTATTGGATGAGTTTTTTATTTCTACAGAAAATGGATACATTCATACTAGAGCAGATGATGAAATTAGTAAATATCGTAAATTTACTGAGGATGGAAAGAAAGGTGCGGCTATAAGGTGGGCAAAGGCAGGTTATAGCCCCCCTAATGCTACCCCAATAGCAACCAATAACCATAAACCAATAACCAATAACCATATATATACACCTATCGGTGTTTCTGATTCTGTTTTTCAGGAATTCAAATCTTTAAGAAAAGCCAAGAAAGCCCCGATTACTGAACGAGCCATTGATGGCATTAGGACTGAGGCTGAAAAGGCAGGCTGGACTCTAGAGCAGGCAATGACAGAATGTTTGGTTCGTGGTTGGACAGGGTTTAAGGCTGAATGGGTTGTCAAGCCTAATGTTGCCGACAAGGTGCATCAGACTGTGCCAAGCAAATTTGAGCGTGACCCTACCTTGGTTGCATTGGATGAGAGTATTAAAAATGCAAAGACTAATCCTGAGATGATTGCAAAAATCAGGGAAGCATTAAAAGGAAAGGTGGCATGAATGAGTTGGCTCTTTTCGCAGGCGCTGGTGGAGGAATACTTGGGGGACATTTGCTCGGATGGAGAACCGTCTGTGCAGTCGAATGGGAAGCTTACCCAGCAAGCGTACTTGTCGCAAGACAAAATGACAAAATACTCCCGCTTTTCCCGATTTGGGATGATGTTCAAACCTTTGACGGAAAACCTTGGAGAGGAATTGTTGATGTTGTATCTGGAGGCTTTCCATGTACCGACATTAGCGCAGCAGGAAAAGGGGCAGGAATTGACGGAGAAGCCTCTGGAATGTGGCGAGAAATGGCGCGCATCATTCACGAAGTACGACCCCGATTCGTCTTCGTGGAAAACTCACCAATGCTCACTTCTAGGGGACTTGGACGAGTTCTTGGAGACTTGGCCTCAATGGGGTTTGATGCGAGATGGGGAGTGCTGGGAGCAGCGGACGTTGGAGCACCGCATCAGAGGGACAGGATTTGGATTGTCGCCAAATGGCGTGGACAGCTTCCACACGCCCAACACCACAGGATTAGATGGTGGAAGCAACAGCAGGAAAGCATTAAAACAACGCATAGACAAATGGCCAACCCCAACGTCATCGGATTGGATGAGTCCAAAACAAAACGGGATCGAACTGAAGAACAACAGATTTGTCAGAACGAGCTTAACTACGGGAACGAAATTCGGGGCGAAGCTATCGGATGCGGTGAATTTGGAGATGAAAAGGAAGTGGCCGACTCCACAGGTATCGGACTCCAAGGACAGGGGGAATTTGAGCAACCCATCAATTCAAAGACGTATAGAGATTGGGAAGCAAGTCAATCTGCAAATGTGCGTGAGTCAAACTTCTGGGCAATTGAGTCCAATGTTTGTCGAGTGGTTAATGGGATGGCCACAAGGGTGGACAGAATTAAAGCCCTCGGAAATGGACAAGTTCCATTGTGTGCAGCTACCGCATGGAGAATCCTAAGTGACTTATGAAGACGCAAAACGAATCCTTGACAGACTCAAATGCGGCATCCACTACCCCAAAAGCGTTGTTGATTACGCCCTTTATCTCTGTGGAGACATCGATGTTGAGCCAATTAGACCACTTGATTTGGATGGCTCAATTCGCTGGGGCAAAAGAGTATGTGTGGAATCGTGTCAAGGAACTCGACAAAATTCAACTGTTTACGGGTATCAAATCCCAGTTTTTAGAAAAAATACATGAGACACGCAAAAAAGGTTGACGCTAACCAAGAGCAAATTGTGTCGGCACTCAGGGCGGCGGGGGCTTACGTTTGGATTATCAGCCTACCCGTTGACCTTTTGGTTGGATACAAAGGACACACATTCTTGGTGGAGATTAAAAGCACCTCTAAGAAGCGTTTAACGCCCCTACAAGCCGATTTTTTTAAAAATTGGTGCGGTGGTACATTGGCAAGGATTGACACGCCTGACGCCGCTTTACGCATGATTGGAATATTAAAGTGAAACCTGAAGAAGCCGCCCAAACCATAAGAGACAAAGCGCCAGCTTACGGCGAAGCTAAAGCCCAAAGGGTTTATCTTGAAGAATTCCGCAAAAGCCAAAAAGCCTTGCTGATGAGGGATGCCTTAAAGATGGGCTTTGAGGCGGCAAACGCACAAGAGAGGGAAGCATATGCAGACCCCATTTATGCCAAACTGTTAAGGGGATTGGCTGCGGCAATTGAAAAAGAAGAAACCCTTAAATGGGAGATTGAGGCGGCAAGGCTAGACATTGAGATTTGGCGAACACGCGAGGCAACAAATAGGATGCAAGACAAGGCGCACCAATGAAATGTCCCGAATGTGGGACATGGTGTATTGTCAAAGAAACTAGAACCTCAACACAAAACACACGGCGACGGCGTTTAGAGTGTGCCAATCAACATCGATTTTCTACAATTGAAACAATAATTGAACAAGATGAACCTAAAAAGAATAAATTACCTAAAAAGCCAATACCTTGAGACGGGTCAAACATCATGGTTACACCGAGCGTTAGAGGCAGAATATACTTATGCAATACTTGAAGCAGAAATATTACCGAAGCCCGAAGTTGCTGAAATTGATAATGGAGTTGAGCTGCCAAAACTGCGGAGCAACACCGACCCAAGCGGCGCATAGCAATTGGCATGGGGGCAAGGGGCGTGGAATCAAGGCATCGGACGAATACATTGCAGCTCTGTGCCAAACGTGCCACCACGACATCGATGCGGGGAACAAGTTAACCAAGGTGCAAAGACGGGAGTTGTGGGAGAAAGCGCATTTGAGGACGGTTCACATACTTAGGTTAAATAACCAATGGCCAATTGACATCCCCGTGCCAAACATTACAATTACTTGAAAGGGGAAATTATGGCTTACAACAATGACGACATAGCGGACTTTGTAGCCACGCTATTACATTCGGGAACGGTTACCCATTTTATGCACTTACAGACAACGGATTTTGCCGTACATAAAGCATTGGGAAAATATTACCCTGAGATTATTGATTTGGTGGACAATTTTGCTGAAGCATACCAAGGGTGCTACGCAACTCGGATTAAGAACTATCCTGAGACTTTTCATAACGCCAAAGACCCCATTAAATACATAACGGACATGAGAAATTTTGTGGATAAGAACAGAAAATCAATGCCTGATGAGACTCAGCTTCAAAACATTATTGATGAGATAGCGCAATTGATTGACTCGACGCTTTATAGGTTAAGTTTAAAATGATTCGCATATTTGCAGGATACGACCCACGGGAAAGCGTGGGATACCATGTATTTTGCCAAAGTGTGATTGAACACACGACTGAACCCGTAGCGATTACCCCGTTCTACGGAAAGCAAAGGGACGGAACAAATGCTTTTATTTATCAACGGTTTTTAGTACCATATTTCACAGGATTTAAGGGTCGGGCAATATTTATGGACGCAAGCGATATGCTGATGCTGACAAACATTGTCGAGTTACACAAGCTATTTGACCCGACCAAAGCGGTGCAAGTTGTCAAACATGAATACAAGACCAAGCACAAAAAGAAGTACATTGGTACTAAAATGGAAGCCAAGAACGAGGATTACCCAAGAAAGAATTGGTCGAGCATGATATTGTGGAATTGCGAGCATCCTGCAAACCGATGCCTAACACCTGATTATGTGGACGATCATGCAGGTTCAGAATTACACCGATTTAATTGGTTGCCTGACAAATTAATTGGGGACTTGCCAAAGGAATGGAATGTATTGGTGGGCGAGCAAGACAACCCAAATGCCAAGATAGCGCATTACACGCTTGGGATACCCGAATTTGTACATTACAAGTATTGCGATTATGCTCAACAATGGTTTAATACCAAAAACCGAATGTTGGACGGATTGGTAAACATAAAGGAGAAGGAACTTGCCTAGTACATCAAAAAAGCAAGCGGACTTTATGCGAGCTGCTGCACACAACCCCAAATTTGCCAAGGAAGCAGGGATTCCCCAAAAGGTAGCCCAAGACTATGCGGCGGCTGACAAAAAGATGGCGCTGGCAAAAGCCTTAGCGAGAAAATAATGGCTGACTACCGTGACTTAGCTGCGGCACTGGGTGGTGGGTATGGTCAGGACACTGGCCCGATCACGCCCGATACATTGCTTACGCTGAAAAACGGCAAAACGGCTAGTGCTGGCGACTTGCTTGGCTTGCTTAAAGGTTACGGTCAAGCGGTTGGTAGTAATTTGGAATCATTGGGTCGGGGCGGTGTGGCATCAGTAATTGGTGCAGGCGGCGACCTTGAATCCCTTGGTCGAATGGGCATTAATAAGTTATATGGCGCAGGCGGTGTTAACGTAAACCCTACACCAGTATTACCGACCACCACAGACATTTTGGGCATGATGCCAAGGGCAACCGTACCGAGACCAGAAACGGCAGGAATGGAAGAACTGGGCGGGTACATGACACCAGCGACCGCTAAGTTGGCAGGTAAGGCAATTAAAGCCACTGAGGGTTTGCCTGTTGGAATGAGTATTAAGGATGTTGGTAAAGGCATTGCATCAAACACATCACAATTTACAGGCTTTAAAAATACAACTCCTTATGGCAAAGCAAAAGAAGTAGCCGCATATTTGGATAAGTTAAACGTACCCTACACAATAAATAAATCCAAAACAACCAATAGCGCATATTTAGAAATTCAAACTGGCAAAGGTGATTTTGATTATCCAATGCAATTCAGATTCTCAGATCATTCAACAGACTTACCTCATCAAAATAGACAAATTTTTACAAATCCAAAACCTGATCCAAACTTTGATTTAGATATGTTTAAAGATGGTGGACATGATACTGATTTTGCGATTAGCAAAATAAACGATTTAATGGCAAAGGTAAAGCCAAAAACAGTTATCTAAAGCATTAACAAAATGAATAAAGTGTCGAAAATTGTAGAGAAAAACTTAAACCGAGCAGGACGCAAGAAGGGTGCGCCAAATAAGGTCACACAAGAGGCTAGAGAGGCCATAGCGATGTTTGTTGACAACAATGCACACCGACTAGAGTACTGGCTGACAAGCGTTGCTCAAGGCGATCCTAAGCACGATATAAAGCCAAACCCTGCTAAAGCGTTTGAAATGTTTCAAAGCGTAGTTGAGTACCATGTACCTAAGTTAGCAAGGACTGAGTTAACGGGTGCTGACCAAGGGGCAATAGAGATGGTAATTAAATGGGCAAACGAGAAATAATTATTCCTTACGCGCCAAGGAGTGCGTTTATGCCGTTCCATCAAAGGACGGAGCGATGGGCGGTTTTGGTTTGTCATCGTCGGGCAGGGAAAACGGTTAGCGCAATCAATGACTTGATCAAACGAGCATTATTGAAAGGTGGGCGTGGGTCAAATTATGCTTACGTTGCCCCTTACCGTAGCCAAGCTAAAGCCGTGGCATGGGATTATTTAAA